AAGGCTTTGGCCGCGTCGTAACCGGACATGCCGGAAGCTGCGAGGCCTGCGTCTGCGGAACCAGCCACGTCGATGGACAGGTCCAGGTAATCCCGGATGGACACGCCATTGGAGGCAGCCAGCTGGATCAGTTTGCGGCCAGCGTCAACCGAAGTGGTGGCGCTTTCCGATTGCAATGCGCCGAGAGCGGCTTCGAGGGTGATGCGTTTGATAAGTGCCAAAGGCATGGTATTTTCTCCAGTTGTGTTGGGTTAGATCGTCAGCGTGGTCGCTTCGAGCGCCACAACTTCGAAAACGCGGAATTTGGCAGAGAAGCCTTCAGCGGCTTGCGCTTTGACTTCGCCGGCGCCGGCGCCGACCAGGGAGTCGCCAACGATGACGGTCTCACCAGATTTGATTGGCAGAATACCGCCAAAGCGAAGGGCAACAGTGCCGAGCAGAAGGCCCGAAACAGTGCGGTCTTCGACTTGCTCGAGACGGCCGAGGATCTCAGCGCCGGCGGTAGCCAGCTTGACGGTGCTGGCAGCGGAGGCGTCGATCATGACGGCCTTGCCAATGTCGGCGGCAACAATGCCGGCTGCGAGATTGAAGGTGTAGTTATCAAGCTCGTAATGGTGGTTTTTCAGGGACACAGAAAACATGCGACTTCTCCAGGGTTAGCGGGCTGCAAATGCCGCAAAGTTGTTGACTTTCGAGGCGTCGTTGACGGTCTCGGACGAAAGGGACGCACCGCCGATTGGGAAGGTGCTGATGATGCTGAGTTTGGCGGCCTCGAAGGCTGCGATGCAGGCTTCAGCAGTCTCAGGGGCAGTCGGGTTTTCGACGCCGGAGGCGACGAGAACCTTGACGGTCTGTTCCTGCAGGAAGGCCAGCATTGTCTCGGCGCCGGTGGTGAGTTCAGCGACCTGAGCTTCAGCAGCCGTGAGGCTTGCTTGCACGGTGGCTACATCGACGTTGGCGGCCGCAGCGGCTTCCAGCGTGGCGATTTGTTCGGCCTGGGCGGTGTTGGTCTCAGTCAGAGAAGCAACAGATGCCTGGGCGGTGGAGAGCTCGACGCCTGCGATTGCAAGTTTCGTCGTGCTGGCTTCCAGAGAAGCAAGGAATTCTTTGGCGTCCATGTCGGAGTCCTTGTTGGTGGCAATAAGAAGAAGGCTTTCGACAGGGATGCCTGAAGCCGCGAGGCGTTGTGTTTGATCGTTGGAGAGACGAGCCTTGGTGCGGGACACGATCTTGGCGTCCTTGGAGGCACCCTTGCTCACGAGAGACAGCTCCAGCCAGGCGTCGAGGCCAACGGCCTTGATGTGAGTCCCATCCGCGTCGAGCTGGTGATCGTTTCCGCAGACTCGATCGTAGAAATTCATGACGTCGGCGTCAGCGCCGAGGTAATCCCAAGCGCACTTGGAGCACTGCATGCTCTTGGTGGTCAGGCCGACGGACAGGTTGTTGATGATCCCGTCTTCGATGGAGGTGGTGAGCTCGGATGCTGCCTGAAGGTACAGCAGCACCCGAAGCTCGGACTCCCCACCCAGGAGCTCGTTGACCTCAGCATAGAACACGCGCCCGACAGGCATTTCGCCGGCGCCTTGTTGATGCGAGGTGTGCAGAGGGACGTCCCCTCCGTCGTTCAGATACGCCGCCATCTCATGGAGCGTTGAGGCCGAAATCGTCGCCTTGTCCCACAACGTCCCACGCTTCGAGAGCGGGGCGGTAGAGATGGCGGTGGCCTCGTAAACTTTGATCGCGCTGAGATCAGGAAGTTCGCCGTCGAGGTTTCGACGCAATCTATCCTGTATTTGGCCCGTAATTTCGAGGGCTCTCACCACTTACTCCTACTTCGCTTGTCCACGTTTAGTTACGTTGGACGCGCTTCCTTTTGATCCCTCAGGCGTAATGCTTCGGGTCAGTGGATCTGTATTAGAGGATATCTCACTTGGGTCAATAGATTTATTTTGACTCAAGAAATCTGTACCACTCAACTCTGGCACTTCATCTGGTCTGATCCTACCGAACATTTGAATGTGGAATTCATCGTCAGTAATGAGACCGATGCTGAGTTGCTCCATCAAGCGTGCCTGACGCATCGTCTTCTGAGGCTCGAGCTCGGTGTCTGGGCGCAGCTCAACCTTGGCGAAGGTGAAGTCGACCCGGCTCTCCGACCCCTGCAGCCGCAGGGCCAGGGTGAGCATCTTGCTCATCACGTCTTCGACGGGGCGGTTGAGGGCCTCTGCGTTCATCGAGAAGATGCGAGCCTCGACTGAGGCGGTGTTCACACCGGACTCGCCACGGCCGATGATGGTGCCCATCGTCTTGAGCGAGGCTTGGTTCTGATCATTGAGAACCTTGATGATGCTCTCGATGTTCAGGCCGGCGGCGGGGTTCTTGTCGTTGATGATCCCAGGCTGGACCGAGTCCATGTGGACGAAGGTCGTGGAGGGATCCATAGAGCTGAAGACGCCGGAGAGTTCGGCCTGCCTGGCGGTGAGCCAGGTGCGCATTTCTTTCTCGTCTTTTTTAGCGGCCGCGGGAGCGTTCTTTCGAAGAACCTCCTCGACGATTTCGATGTGCATCCGGGGATACCCGGTCTTGCGCATGATCGAGTAGAGGTCGTTGATGACCTGCTGGCGGGCAGCGATCGTATTGATGGACGACACGAAGAAGCTCTTCGAGTACATCGTCAGCGGGGACTTGCGGAAGAACGAGATGAAGAAGGTCGGCACATCAAGGCTGAGCCGCACGCCACTCTTCACCTGTTCAGGGATAAGCACCCCTGGCGCCTTTTCCTTCCACTCGATCGTGGAGGGATCTGGCAGCCGGATCTCGGATGGGAGCATGCGCTTATCCAGCACCAGCTCGGCACCAATAGCGCCGCGCAACAGCACCATGTGGCGCATGATCTCGAAGGTCGAGCGCATGGAAGGCTTCAGGGCGAAGGCTGAAGGGAGCGTATAGTCGAAACGCGTGAAGAGTCCGACCAGGATCTGTTCGACGATCTCCTGACCTGCCCGGTCCACGTCGCCGGCCGTATCACGCACCACCCAATGAGGCTCGGTGTCAGCGACGGTCAGATAAGCGTTGACGGCGGCGGATACGTCAGGGTCGCTGCTGAACAGCGATTCCATCATCTCCGCGGACGTGCTCGTCAGCCGATAGTCAATTAGGGAGCGTAGGTGCTCACGATCGGGGGGCTTCGCGAGCGGTGTCTCGGGCGAAGATCGATTGAAAGTCGGGCTGTCGGAAGAGCCCTTGGGGTTCGCGCGCTTTTTGGGCTGCACATACTTAAGAAAGTCAGCAATGCCCGCCATCTGAACCCATATTTCTTGATAAGGTCAAGACTAGAACAGTCTAGGCTCGACAAGATTTGACTTCGACTTCTTGCCTATAAGCACGTCCATGTCAACAATGTTGTTTGAGATCATCGACCATCCGACTTGAGAACGCTCCGGTTCTTTATTCAGAGCCTCAAGCATTGCCTTCGCTTCAATACCGGCCCGAAGGAAGGCCAGTGCATGGAAGAAGTGGTCTGTGCCCGTCAGCTTGACCCACTTGGCGGGCTTCTCAGGCTCTTCGTCGCGATACATGTCGCGCAGATGCTCCAGGATGATCTGTTCCTGATGGCCGTAGCCGTGGAAGCTTGCCTTGCTGTCTCGAACGGAAGAGGCGACGAGGTCCAGGATGCCTGTGCGGTTGACCCGGATGTGGTCTGACTCTTCAGTGACCTTGTCCTTGACCTCGGTATACATCGGCCCAGTGCTCGCATACGCGAAGGGGATGATCCGTCCCTGGGTGCGTTCGCGCAGGCTATTGGCCGTCGGGGTGTAGGGGTATCGATCGATGCCCCCGGTCACGATCTTGTACTTTTTGTCAAGTCTTTCGACGGTGTCGAAGAGATTGTCGACGTGGACAGTCAGGAATTCGAAGATGGTGTGTCCGTCGAGAGCCCCGACAGTGATGTGGCAGGTGTCGCCAACGTCGATCCCGATCGCGGCCGGTGTGTCAGCGCCTACCGCGAGCTCGGCGCCGCCGCGCATCGCCGCCTTGATGGCCTCGAAGCTGATCTGGATGTTGCCATCAGCGTAGGGCTCACCCAGCACCGTGTTGTGGAAGCCGCGCGGGAACTGCCGGCGCTTGTACTTGACCAGCTGGTCGACGATGTATCCGACATTGAGCCGGTCGGTGACGAAGGGGCTGACCTGATATCCATGGGTCATTCTCCCTGGGTGTTCGGCGACCCACTCTCTTGTGGAGGGATCTCCGAGCTGGAGGGGCTTGCCACACTTGCGGCACAGCACTCGTGCGTTGACGAGATCCATTTCGTCCAGATCATGTTGCTCGATGTCAAGGAGCTTTTCAATGTGATCTGGGAGCCCCGGGATGTCGATATACTCCCGAGTGAACTCGGGACTGTTGTGGTGACCGCATCCGGGGCAGCGAGCCAGGTACTGGTGCTTGGTGGAACTCTGATAGTCCCCGTCGATCCCGTAGAGAGGGAAGCTCGGGGTCGAGAACCTCTGCATGATCTTGTAGGTCGAGTTCTGCAGGCGCGAGTTGAACAGGGCCAGCATCTTCTGGTCAGACAGATCCACCTCATCGTTGAAGACGGCATCAGCTGAGGTCGAGGTGGCGTCCGATTCCGTACACCCGGTGATGTAGAGGAAGCTGTTGCCCAGTTGCACAATCCCCATGGACCGAACTGCGTTCTCCGAGCCCATGTTGAAGACCCGGTCCTTGTCGAGGATAGGCTTGATGCGAGTCTGGGAGACCCGCTTGTAGAGCTTCTCGTCAGGCAGGGTGAAGATCGAGGAGATGCCGCGGGTTCGATAGGTCCAGGCGAGGATCTTTCGGATCTGAACTTCGGTATTATGTGTCGGGATCATCCCATTCCCCACCAGGAAGAGGTGGTTAGGCGAATCCACCGTCAGGCAGCGAACAGGTACGCTACGCACGGGGGTGACGCGGGTGATGCGCCGGCGGAGCGCCTCGGTAGGCCGCCCGTCTGACTTTCGCCCAAGGCGATCACGCTTCCGGGGTAGATAGGAGAGTCCATCGTCGCGGTAAGCAACAAAACTCACTTCCG